TCATTTTTACTTAATCTAGCTGGTACATCATCAGCTCTCTCTTGTCCACCTATTGGTACAAATCCACCTTCATTTCTATAATCTTTTTCCATGCCACCAAGGTCCATGAGCCCACCTTCTTGAGCCATGACTCTATCTGGTCGTGGCATTGGTTTACTTCCATATGGATCCATCTCATCCATCATTTCTTCTATTTGAATAATCTCTTGTTCATTTAATAATCTTAAAGGTTTACCAAAATATTCTCTTGCAAGATTTTCCATCATGCTGTTTCTTTCATCCATAGGATCAGGTGCTGAAGCCATCATAACACCTCCACCATTATCATACCCAATTCTTCCGCCTTGAGCATTCATCTCAGGTTTTACTATATCAATTGTTCCTCGTGAACCTGCTGGTGCATATCCATATGGCGCTCCTGATGCCCATGGATCTGGATCCGCTTTTGCAGTCATCTCAGGTCTTTCAGGTAAATATTCACCACTAAACCAATCTATAAAATTTTTTACTCCTCCTGCATTTTTATAAGCACTAAAAGCTTGAATAATATTTTGTTCCACCATGTTTCCAGCATAGTATCCAGTTCGTCCACCATTAGCATATGCTGTTGTTGCTGATGCTGGAGGTAAAAATCTTAAATTTGGATCTGATCCAGTTAATGCTCTTTGACTAATGTCTGCAATATTAATTCCTGGTTGAGCTGGAAGAGTTTCATCTTTACGAGTTGCTTTATCTAAAGCTCCTATTCCTAAACCCATTGTAACTGGAGCTATCCAATTAGCTTTAGTTGTTGTACCTGGTTCCATAAATGCTTTTCTAAATTCTTCTGGAATTACTTCACCAAGACCACCAATAACTCTTCCAGGAAGACCAAAAATATCAGTGCCTAACCATTTTTCATCAGGTCCTTTAATAATATCTCCAACACCTTTAGCTGCTTTTCCAACTGTTTCTATTGCAGGTCCTATTACTGGCATATCTGAACCTGCTGTTATTAAATCTGAAAACCAATCTTTTCCAATATTTTTATCTATCCCTGGAATTTTGTCAGTAAATGGAATCCCAAACTGATTTAATAAAGCACCAGCTGCAACTGATGATAAAAGAGGATTCTCTTTAATTTCATTTGGAATAATATCGTCTACGAATTTGTCTTTAAGTTTTCCAAGTGGCTCTGTTATAAAATCCAACACACCATATTTCATTATACCAGGTTCAACTAAACCTCCTGGTTTACCTATTTGTTTTAGTCCCGCAATACCACCATTAGCCAATAATTGTTTTCTCTTTTGAGTGTATGTAGGGTTTGCTGATCCACCATAAGCATAGCCTGATAAAGCTTCTTGCATAAATTCTCTAAATGACATTGGTTGCAATCCTTGCTCTTCCATTTCGAAAACGTATTGTTCATACATTTCTACTAACATAGGATCGGCTTGAGCCATTAATTGTTGATCTGGTGATTTAGGTCCTTCGGCACCTGTATATTTAATTTCTGGTGCACCTGATTGTAATGATGATATTCCTGTTCTATCTATAGCCATAATTTTTATGTGTTAATTTTTAAAGGCAGGGATTTCACCTGGGTTTATAATAATACTTGTTTTTTTCATGTAAATCAAGCCTATGATGTTAGTTCTCTAGGTTTAATTTCAAGCGCAGATAAGACTACATGTAATCTATTAGCCGTTGCTGCGGTTACTTTTATTACTTCATTTTCTGCAACCACTAAAGGTTGAGATAGCAATTCTGATGTTCCATTAGCTGATATGGATTTAGTCTTAAATAAGCTAAAAACAGCGTCATCTGTGTCCGTTATAGTCACTGTTATGGTATCAGCATTACCAGAATCTTCAGATACTAGTATTGATTTTATAACAGCAGTTGTAGCACTAGGTACAGTGTACAATGTAGTAGCACTATTACTAGTTAAATCCTTCTTTTTGTTTACAAATGTATTAGCCATTATGCCATAAAGAAAGCTTCCGCTTCCGCCTCATCTTTTAAATCCTGTTGAAAGGATGTGTTTAATTTTTGTACTATACTATCAACATCTCTTACAAATGATTGTTGTATCTGTTGATCGTATTTCTCTAAAGGTTGTGTTAATGATTGTACTATTCTAGCCATATTACGTCCATATACTTGCTGGATCAACTTGATATTGGTTTATTAATTGATTCATCTGTGCCAAAGTATTTTGACCTCTTTCATTTAAAGCTCCTTTATCTGCGTATCCTTGTAGTATCATTCTTTTTCTCATTATCTCAGTTATTTGATCTTGTTGACTTTGTGTTGGTTGAAATTTTTTAATACTTGCTTGCATAACATTTTGAGGTTCTGATGGACCATCTCTTTCAGTAGGAACATCAGGTCCTTTTTTAGTAGGAATACCAGACCATTTTGTTCCTAAATTAGCCAATGGATTGTTAAGACCAAACAAAGATGCAATACCTAAAATAGGGTTAAGCCAACCTAATCCCATTTTACTAAGTGCAAAATTAGTTATCATTTTTCTAGGATTAAAAAAATTACTTAAACCCATTCTATCTGTAAGACTACTAATTCCTGTCTTAGCTGCTGGTGCAAAGCTTTTTATTCTATTTAAAAGACTTTTCTCCAATCTTGTTTCTGGAACAAAATTTTTTAAAGTTGATAAACCATAATCAATTAAACCTTGTCTACGATCAGTTGTAGGTGCTTTTACTGTTAATCCTTTTTCAACTGCATCTTGTATTTCATCAAAGTCATATCCTTTATCAGACATGTCTTTTATTAAATCCCAGTCTTGTGCTTTTTCCCATTCTTCAATTTTTTCTTTATCTTCTATAGTTCGTTCACCTTCTGGCACTTCAAAAGGATCTACTCCAGGTTTTTCAAAATATCGTTCTGGATCTTCTCTTGGATCAACACCTTTAACTCCTCTCATACTTAAAGGAACTTCAACGCCTCCAACCATTTCGTAAGCTTCTTTTTCTTTACCTGTATCTTTATGAATATTACGAGGTGGTGGTGTATATTTTTCTACAGGTTCAAATGTTTTATCTCCAGGTACTACTTCTGTAACTGGATCTGGATCTTTGTAAGATGTTACAAAATCAGGTGCTCTTGTTGGTGTAGGTGTAGGTGCAGGTCTAGGTGCTGGTGAAGGGTCTCTATCAGCTCCTCCTCCACGATGGCCGCCTCCAGTATTACCACCATAATTTCCACCTGATGATGCTCCTCCAGCAGGGCCGCTACTAGAGCTTTTATCTTTACCCATAGTATCACCACCGTATCTATAATTAATTCTTTTATCTATCATTATCTTCTACCATCTGGTTGTATGTCTAATCTAAATGTTCCAAGTTTCCAGTGTTGCCCAGTGCCTGTATTATCTATTTTTAAAGATATAGCTCTTGCTCTAGCACGAGTATCTATTTTAGTTGTACTTGTTGTAGTTGTAAAAGGGCCTAATGAAGAACTAGCTTCTGAATCTGTTGGATAGCTTTTTAATAATAATGTAACTCTTGCATCTCCAGTTTGAGTTAAAAAATCTGGAAGCACTCTTCTAATTTTCATAATGTGTTCACCATCTCCTCTTAAATCTGCTCCACCACCTTGGCTCATAGATATGTCAAAATCACCTGATTGAATACTTGCAGTAATAGCTGAAGCTGAACCATCTTTAATAGAATTAACTCCTGTTTCATGTTCATAGTAATATGTAACACCATCTGTATTACCAACTGTTGAATCACTTGTACCATCAGATACATATTCTGTTGCATGTGGTTTTCCAAATATATGAGAATCAGACCATGTTGATCTAGCTAAAGAACTTGTAGTCCACACAGGTCTTTCAGGTGTGGAGTCCATATAGTTATAAGTTACTGATCTATTATTAGATGCAGCACCACTACCAGGATAGAACCATGTTACTTCACCAAACAAGTTGTTTAATCCTGCATAAATGTGATTTTTAGGAACTGTATTAATATCATCGTAAACATAGTCTTCAACTAAACATCCTAAAGATTCTAGTTTACCAGTATATCTAAAGAAACCATTTTCTGACATCCAGTAAGCAGAACCATCAACCTCAACGGCTGCATTTTTTCCAATCAATCCACAGTTAGTTCCAACTTGTTGGAATCCAAAAACAAATTGTCCACCTATAAAACGCATAACAAATAAAGATGTATCAGTCCAAACGTAAATTGCGTCCCGACCTCTTATTGCTCCCACGATCCGTGTTCCATCGGCCAGTCTTTGTTGTCCAGCACTATTGTCTACTGCAGGTGTATACGAAGTTGATGCATTAATTGATTCTCGATCCGACCAACGTATGTACATATCATCTTGTGTGGATGTTGTTCCAATTGTAGTTTCTGTTCCAAAAAATACTAAGTGTCTATCTGGTGTAGATACTAAAGTTTGTATTGCTGCTGTTGGTGCATTAGCAACAATCGTTGCTCGTGTTGATGTGGCACCAGATGCATCTGAATCCCATTCAAAAGTTGCACCATCAACGATGGTTGCAATAAGTTTATTTCCATAATTGTCCAAGGACCAAAGACCAGGAGCCGTCACAATGTCACCTGTTTGTGAAGCACCCCATTTCGTATAATCTGATGCATCATAAACAGTTGCTCCATCAGAGTGTGCTGCAGCAGTTGTATTGTCTGATCCTCTGGTTAGTCCTGATAAAGTATCTGTTCCTGTAGTATTTGTTGTATAAGCAATACGTTCATTATCTACTAAGATTGTTCCTGATGCTGGCATGGAACCTGAGTCAGCCAAAACAATACTACTTGAAGAATCTGTTAAGGCGCCATTTAAAGTAGATGTAATTTCTCCACCTACAGTACCACCCCAAAGACCTAGTCCCCAACCAGCAGCTGATTCCTCAACTGCAGGTCCAATTTTATAAAAATGCTGAACTCTTATTCCACCAGAAGTGCTAGCTCCTGATCCAGATTCAGCTGATTCCATTTCAATAGTAATTGTTGTTGAAGTTGGAACCGTTGTTACCATAAAATTTGTGTCATCAAAATCACTAGAACTAAAATTAGAATCAGTAATAGCTGTAAAATTATCTAAACGAATAATATCATATTTAGATATATTATGATCAGATGAAAAAGTTAATGTAACAGTTGCATCACCATTAGTTGTAGTAAATGCATTAGTTAAAGTTGTTGTAGATTTAATAGGAGTGATGTCATAAAAAGCTCCTCCAGAATATACATATAAAAATCTGTTTGTACCAAGGGCTGCGTACTTAATACCACTTGCATTAACAAAATGATGAAGTGCTGTATTTCTACCAGTAAGAGTGTTGTCTCCTAATTGAGCCCAACCACCTATTTTTTCAGGAGAACCATATCTAAAACGTACATAGTCTCCACTTCTCCATTGGCCTTCGCCACCAGTC